TTTTACTTTTAATCTCTAGTTGCTTTTTCTCTTTCTGAATACGACGTAAGAAAGCGTAGTAGATAATTTGTGTGAAGTAAGCAAACGGGTTCTGAGATTTCTCTGGATTGAAGTTGTCAATATACTGTAGGCAGTTCTCAATACCATCACAGATCATGTCCTCACGGAACATGTAGTTGACAAAGTTTGGTTTGTATGATAGATGTGTAGCGATCTTAAGGAAACACTCACCAATATAATTAGTGACACGCGGTCGTGGTTTATCTTGTTCCTTTGCTCTAATAACTTTATCGCGATACTCAGTAATGGCAGCAAGGAATTCCTTGTTGTTTACGTAGTATTCAGTTTGCTTTCGTTTTGCCATTACTGTGTATGCCACGGTTTATCTTACATTATCATAATATTAAGTATACCATCCTATCTCAATATTGTCAAAGCTTGACAGATCCTCATAAACTCAGTAGAATAACTATGTCAGAGTTCAGAAGGGTTGTAGCTCTTAGCTTTTATTAAATAGATCTTCTAAAGATTTTTTCATTTCCTTTACTGAACCTAGGTATCCAGATCCTCTGGGTATTTTATTTCCTCTGCCTGCTAGAGACTTTCCAGTCTCCATACGAAGGAGAGTTTTTTCATAAAAGTCAACAATTTCTCCTTCAATCTCAACCATAGTTAATACATGAGATCTGTTGATAACAAACATATTATCAAACGTAGCAGAGATCCATTCTTTCAAAGCAAAGCCTGTTACTTCTAACTGACCTTTTCTTTGTTTAGCATTCTCTACAATAAGAGGTCGCTCTAGCATGATCTTATCTTCTTCTGTAAGATAACATACTTTTGATACTAACTCTTCACCGGATACTAATTTAATAGTTGCATAAAATTCTTCTTCCATATTTAACTTGCTCTAAGGTTTACTTTTATAACCTCATACTTAAAGTTCTCTTCATTGTAAATGTTAACTCTTTCATTCAAATGTCTAAGGGTATAGTTCTGACCGCCAATGTCATCAGCGATATCGTATAAGGTTGCTATATCTTTACCTTCGCCTTTCCTGAGAACACGTCCGATAGATTGGAGGTTACGAATGCGAGACTTACTTGGGGAAGCAAAAATAATATTGTGTAGTCTTTTGATGTTAATACCAGTAGAGAAAGTTCCATAAGAAGCAATGATTACAGCATTGTTCTCAGTTTCAGTAAGTTGTCTGACTTGTTCTCTATCTTCTACATCAGTACCACCATGAACAAAAAATACTTTTCGCTCGGGGTCTATGGTGCTATTTATCAATTCCAAAAGTGGTTCACCGTGCTTCTCAATATAGTTGAATAACACAAGAGTGTTCCCTTCAATATCTTTTACTAAATTTTTAATTAGATTATTTCTACCACGATGCTCTACCAAGTAATCAATCTCATCATGATATGATTCAAAATGTTGCGGAGCATGTTTGCAAAGTAGGATCTTTATCCTAAACTTGGAAAGATAACCTTCCTTAATTAGACTGTCTGTTTTAGTAACTTGTTCACAATCGCCAAACAATCCTTCCAACACCCACTTATGAGTTTTGCTACCATCTAAGGTGCCAGTAAAACCAAACCTATACTTGGCATTGTGTAGTTTAGTCATGATTCCTGTGAGGGACTTTGACTTAAATAGGTGTGCTTCATCACCGATAACACAGTCAATATCATCAAAGTATCTTTTTGGGAACTTGTAGATTGATTGCCAAGTGGAAATAACAATTGGTTTGTCCGTATTTTTATCCTTGCCCGAATATATCTTATGCACATGATCGTCAGCATTCCACCCGTAATCGTTAAAGTCATTGACCATCTGTTCTACCAAGGACGTAGTAGGAACGATGATCAGCGTCTTCTTGTTGGTGGCAGTATAGTATCTCACGAGGGAATAGATCATCAAACTTTTTCCGCTGCCCGTAGGAGAAAGTAAGAGCTTCCTGTTATTTTTAATTGCTTCGTAAACAGCACGATACTGATAAACCCTTGGTTTAATTTCAGATCGTGTAATTTTATTCATGTATGTTTCAATGCCTGCGTATGAAACAAAGTCATTAGTTTCTTTGACTTCTCCATACCAATCATTAGTTTCATACTCAACTTTATATTGTCGTTCGTCAGCCCACACTTGTAGGTGCTTCATCAGACCACCATAAAGGTCGCCTGTACCAGGAGAGTACAGACGAATAGTTCCATCCCAGTATTTGTATCTGGGGTTCTTCTTCAGGAATTTTGCTTCAGGAACTTCAAACGAAAAGTAATCTGAGAGCTCCTGATGTACATGTGGCTCAGCAGATTGAATTGTAACGTATACTTCGTTTTTCTTTTTGATACTGAGGGTGGTCATCATTGTCCATTAACGAATTTCTCCCACTCAATGGCACTCTTGACCTGAAAACCTCTATTAGAAATTTGACGCATGACTTGATCCAACCAGTAAAGCATCTGGTCTAAGTATTTGATCTTTGCCTCAAGGTTGATGATTTCATCATCTGCCTCAAGGTAAGTTCTCATTTTCTCTGAAGTCTTAATGCTTGATCCGAATGGTTTAGCAGCATAGGTCTTAGCATCTGCTTCGCCTGAGTAATACTCACGCTTATTTTTTACCAGTTTGCGGGTCTCAAATTCCAGCGAAGTCTTGATCTGCTGAATGTCAGTGTAATGGTTTAAGTATTTATTATGTTGGAAAGGGATGTCTAACGCGAGTTGTCCCAGATCTGTGGTATACTGTTTGTTCTTAAATTGAAAGTCAACGGCAGAATCTTCCGCCCAGTCTTCTCTCAGTTTTTCAAATTTATTACGAAGGGTTTCAAAATTCATAGAGGTTGTAAGTTTTTATCACGAATGAAGAACTGTTGATGCTTGAATGTAATTTCAGCAGTAATGTATTCTACATCTGTTATTGTAGCATCAAATTGCAAACCTGTGAGTGATACAGGAAATATATCCCTAAACTCTACAACAAATGCTGGATTGTATTGTGAAGTAACAATATGCAATTGACCGTTAGTATAGATATCTGATTCTTTTGTAGTGCGTTGCATCTGATCCGCATTGCCAT